CCCTTAAGACAACGGGCACAGTGCTGCGTTAGATCAACGCCTATAACGTGCTTGAGCCACAGATAACGGAATGACGCATTTACGTCTAGTCTTTTGATGTAGATCATCGCGTTTTTTCCTCCCTTTTTTGCAGCTATTCTAACATAAAGAGCAGAGAAATCAATACTTTTTTATACCAACTTTTATGAGGTGTATAGCATGGATATGACAGGAGCATTGATAAAGATAAGGCAGAATAAGCATAAGCTGACAAAGCAGCAGCTGCGTACGATCAGGGGACAGGTATTCAGCGGCGATATAGAGGGCGCAATGAAAGGGCTGAACAAGCTCTTAGCCAGAGCAGCAGCAAGCAGTAGTAGTTGATGCCACACGTACCACAAGATATAGCGTTAGATGCATGGATACGTGAGCTGATACGTGAGAATAAGATATATCTGTTTTATAAGACAGATGAATGGCTGAATCTTAGAGCGGAAGTAATGAGAGATGCACATTACGAATGTCAGCACTGTTTGAAAGATGGTATCTATAAACGCGCTGAGATGGTGCATCACATAAACGAAGTACGCATAAGACCTGACCTTGCATTGACACGCGAATACATTGACGCAATCACAAAAGAAATCAAAATAAATCTCGTTGCATTATGTAATGCATGTCACGAAAAAGAGCATCCTGATCGTTTCGGAGACTACAGAAATAAGCGCGGGATTGAGCGGTTCACCAATGAGGAACGATGGTGACCCCCCCTATCCCCTATAGGGGTTTCAGAAAATGAAACAGAACAACGACGATGCTAAACGACAAGTGAGTTTTTTTCCCGTTTATAAATTTTCAGAAGGGCACAGACGGAAACGGAGGAGGTGACGCTATGCCCAGAAACAAACAGCCGACCGGTCTTTTGATAGCCAAAGGAAAATCCCATATGGGCAAAGCGGAAATAGAGGAACGCAAAGCGCGGGAGCTTCATGTACCGTTTACCGACGTGCATCCACCGGAATACATGAGCGAAAAACAGAAGCAGGAATTCACCCGCATTGCGGATATGCTGCTGGCGCTGAATGTGTTCACTGAACTGGACGAAGATTGTCTGGCGCGGTATGTTCTGGAACATGAGTTGTACCTTGCACAGCATAATGAAGTCCGTAAGGCGCGTAGGAGCGGGGATTCAGCGCGGCTAAAGGAAGCTGAGATCATGTATGACAAGACTGTGCGGCGTATCCGAGGGCTGGCAAGCGATTTGGGCTTGACTCCCACAAGCCGCTGCAAGCTCACCATTCCCCCGCCTCCGGTGGATGATGATGAGTTGTGAGCGCAAGAAAAAGTATTGAAATCCCCGCAGAAATTCTTGAATATATGCTGCTCGTTCGCGAAGGTGAATATCCTGTTTGCAAGGAACAGATTCAGCTTGTGGACATGCTGGAAGAAATATTCACGACTGAAACGCTCATATTTGACTATGAACGCATAGAAAAATACATGAGCTATCAGGTGTATTTCCCCTTTGATCTTTTACCGTGGGAGAAATTCGTGTTCGTGCTGCACAACTGCGTCTTTAAAGAAGATGGCAGTGTGCGCTGGCCCGACCTCATGGTTCTGTGTGGACGCGGCGCCGGTAAAAACGGTTACTTGGGCTTTGAGGGCTTTTGCCAGATCAGCCCGGCAAACGGCATACAGTTCTATGATGTGGACATTTGTGCTACGTCCGAAGATCAGGCGAAAACTTCCTTCGATGATCTGCATAATATTCTTGAAGACCCGAAGCATACAAAGAAACTGGCGCGATTCTTCCGCTGGACGAAAGAAGAAATCCAGTGCAAGAGTACGAAGTCCAAGATCAAGTTCAGAACGAACAACGCCAAGGGCAAGGATGGTCTGCGCTCCGGTTCCGTGTTCTTTGATGAGGTTCACGCCTATGAAAACTATGAGAATATCAACGTTTTCACCACCGGTTTGGGTAAGAAACAGCACCCGCGCAGAACCTATGTGACTACCAACGGCGATGTACGCGATGGGGTACTTGATAAAATGATCGAAAAGGCAGAAAAAATCCTATCCGGAGAAGTACCGGACATGGGTTTTCTGCCTTTTATTTGTAAGCTGGACAGCATGGAAGAAGTGGATGATGAGCGCAACTGGTACAAGGCGAACCCTTCCCTATACGCTTTTGCCGATCTAAAAGATCAGATCAGGCGCGAATACGTGGATTATAGCCTTGACCCTATCGTAAACAGCGCATTTATGACCAAACGCATGAACATACCGCAAGGCAAGAAAGACGCTGAGGTGACAAGCTGGGAGAATATCCTTGCAACCAATCGCCCCGTGCCTGATCTTCGCGGAAAAACCTGTGTATGCGGTATTGACTATGCGAAAACCACGGACTTTATTTCAGCTTTCCTGCTTTTCAAAGAAAAAGAGAATTATTACGGCATTCATCATAGCTGGTTTTGTGCAAAGAGCAATGACCGAAGCCGCATAAAAATCCCGCTGAACGAAATGGTTGAGCGTGGACTTTTGACTATAGTGGATGATGTTGAGGTAAGTCCATATCTGATTACGGAATGGATAGAACAGCAGGGACAGCTATACCATATTTCCAAAGTTGCCATTGACAGCTACCGCTATACGGTGCTTGCGCGGGAACTGAGGGAAATCGGATATGATGCGAAGGATAAGAAGATCAAGCTTGTCCGTCCATCGGATATTATGATGATTCAGCCGAAAATCAACAGCGTTTTCGCTACGCAGGCACTCATCGTTGGCGATGACCCGCTGTTTCGCTGGATGACCAATAATACAAAGCTTGAACCTGCGCCCAACAATAACTATAAATATGGGAAGATCGAACCCAAGAGCCGAAAAACGGATGCTTTCATGGCATTTGTGGCTGCAATGACCATCGAAGAAGAGATTCCTGAATTCAAGGAGAGTGTTTTCTTTGAGCCGATTGTCTTTTAGAGGTGAAGGAACATGCATACTATCAATATCACTATCAAGAACCGGATAGCGATTGCGGAAGCAAACGCATTGCTTGTCTGTAATAACGAAGATTACCGCGCAGTATTTTCATTCGATGAAGAATGGGCTGAAATTGATACAAAAACCGCTCGTTTCTACGCGAACGGTAAGTATTCAGACGTGATTTTTTCCGGAAATGAGGTCAATATTCCTCCGATTTTGCAAGCTCAATACGTTCATATAGGCGTATTTGCAGGCGAAATGACCACAACGCCTGCTCTGGTCAAATGCGAAAATTCCATCCTATGCAAAGGCGGCGAAGTTGCTGACCCGCCTCCGGATGTATATGAGCAGCTGATGAACGCGCTGAACGATCTCAAAGAAAATGGCGTTACGGATGAACAGCTTACGACGGCGATTGAGAAGTACCTTATCGAAAATCCCTTTGAAACCGGTGCTACGAAAGAGCAAGCAGCGCAGATAGAACAGAATGCCAGGGACATTGCGAAGCTGAAAGAAACTGGCGGTACTGCCGGTGCTGACGGTAAGGATGGCAAAGATGGCGTATCCTGTACTCATGTCTGGGAAGGTACTACGCTTACGATTACCTCAGCCAGCGGCACTTCTTCTGCCGATCTTAAAGGTGAGAAAGGTGAAAAGGGCGATGCCGGTGAGCAAGGCTTGCAGGGTGAAAAAGGCGATACCGGAGAGAGGGGCGAACGCGGCATACAAGGCGAAAAAGGCGATACCGGAGAGAGGGGCGAACGCGGCATACAAGGCGAAAAAGGCGAAACCGGTGCAGCAGGAGCCAACGGAAAAGATGGTATCTCCATTACGCATAGCTGGAATGGTACTACGCTGACTGTTACTTCTGCCAGCGGCACTTCCGCTGCCGACCTCAAAGGTGAGAAAGGCGAAAAAGGCGATGCCGGTAAGCAAGGCGAACGCGGCATACAAGGTGAGAAGGGCGAAACCGGAGCTACCGGTGAAAAAGGAGATACAGGCGATGCCGGTTACACGCCACAAAAAGGCGTGGACTACTGGACTGAGGACGATAAAACGGAGATCATAAACGCGCTGAAAAACAGTACCGGCGAAATTGAGTGGCTTACATTTCCGCATAATTCATCGAATGTTACCAATCCTGATGACAGCTGCGTTTACACCAAGAACAATAACATGGTGAATATTCAAGGCGGTATAAAGCTGAAAACAGCACTGGCAAAAGATGCGACCGTCGAAATCGGTACTCTTCCGGAAGGTTTCAGACCATACCGCTCTATCAGTAATGCGCAAATGCTTGGCGGTGCTTTGTTCCGGGTGAATATAAGCACAGCCGGTTCAGTTACTGTTACAAACTTCAATAGCAATTCCTTGAGTAATTCATATAGCCTGCCACTAAATATAGTGTTTACTACGGGAGATTAACGATCTCCGGTTTTGATAGAAAGGGGGTGAACTATGTGGGACTATTTTCATTTCTTGAGCGGAAGGTGTCGATGGCAGAGCTTCAACAGGAGCTTTCAATCGTTGCCCAGAACGCCGCCTCACAGGTTTTTTTCAAGGAATTGGGGCTGCAAATTGCCATATCTTATATTGCAAATACAATCAGTAAATGCGAATTCAAGACCTATGAGAATGGCAAAGAGGTTCAGAATCAGCTTTATTACATGCTGAACGTCAATCCGAACCCGAATCAGAACAGCAGCCAATTCCTGAATGCGCTTGTTACCCGGTACTATCGCAAGGGACAAGTGCTTGTATTCCCGGACAGCCGAAAAAACCGCCTGTATGTTGCAGACGGTTTTTCTGTTGATGAAAAGCCTTTTTCAGAAAACATTTTCAGCTGCATTTCCATTGAAAATGAAACGTTGACCCGGAAATATAAAGCATCCGACGTTTTCTACTTCCAGTTGGATGACATACAGATCAAGCGCCTGATTGATGGCGCGTTTGAACAGTACAGCACCGTTATGCAGGCTGCGATTGATGGTTTCATCCGCAGGAACGGCAAAAAGTATAAGCTCATTCTTGACCAATACAAGACCGGCGATCCTGAATTTCAGAAGATATACGATTCCTTCCTGAAAAAGCAGCTTGAAACGTTTGTCAAAAGCGCCAATGCTGTTTATCCGCAGTTCAGAGGACAGGAGCTTGAAGAATTCGACAAGGCAGCTGCCGGTCAATATGGCGGCAGCGCGGATGTTATCGCTATACGAAAGGAAATGTTCGATGTAGTAGCGCAGGCATTCAAGATTCCGCTTAGCATGATGTACGGAAATATCACCAATATAAATGACATGATTAACATGTTCCTGACGTTTACCATAGACCCGCTTGCAGACATGATCGGTGAAGAATTTACCCGAAAGATGTATTCCTACGATGAGTGGAAGCGCGGTAACTACGTCAAGTGTGATACTTCCTGCATCTCTCATGTGGATATTCTGGATGTAGCTGACAAGGTTGATAAGGCTATTTCTTCGGGCGTTGTTTGTATTGATGAGATGCGCAAGCGTCTGGACATGGCTGAGCTGGGAACGGACTTCGGTAAAAAGCACTTTGTCACGAAGAACTATTCTGCAAGTGAGGATGAGCTTTCAGGTGATGAAAGCCCCGATTCGGGTAACAATGATAACACTGCAAAGGGGGTGAATACCGATGAAGAATAAACAGTTTTTTCAGCTGGTTACAGCGGGAAATGTAGCAGAACTGAGCATCTATGGCGATATTACTTCTTTTCCGTGGGCTGAGGGTTCCGTATCCGCGCGGAATCTTTCCATGCAGCTTGCGGAACTTAAGAATGTATCCGAAATCAATGTTTATATCAATTCCTACGGCGGTGAGGTTGCCGAAGGGCTGGCCATTTATAACGCGCTGAAACGACACCCGGCAAAGGTCAATACCTATTGCGATGGCTTCGCATGCTCTATTGCTTCCGTCATCTTTATGGCAGGCGATGAACGCATTATGTGCAATCCCTCTTTCCTGATGATTCATGATGCATGGTCAACGGCATCCGGAAATGCGGAGGCGCTGCGCAAGCAGGCAGATGATCTTGAAAAGATCACAACCGCGTCCGTGGAAGCGTACATGGCGCATTGCAATCTGACCGAGGAAGATCTTCGGGCAAAAATGAAAGCTGAATCGTGGCTTACGCATGCAGAAGCGGTTGAAATGGGCTTTGCTACCGGTGAAGTTGCGATGGAAGAACCCGAACAGCCTTCACAGAATGCCAAGAAACGCGCATTTGAGATGTTTATGCAGGCAATCGCGCCAGAAAGCGCAGAAAGGGACGCAGAAGAGCCTGATAATCCTGACGATGAAGCCGATGAGGAAGACGATTCCGACGACAGAAAGGGCAATCCTGAACCGCAGAATGACCCTGATGAGGATGAAGAAAATACAGATGATGACCCCGCCCAGCAATGGAGCGGGTTTTTTCAAGCACTTTTTCAGTAACACATACAAGAAAGGATGAAAAAAACTATGGCTATCAAGTTTAATAACGAAAAAGGTTTTGCCCAGCAGCTTATGCAGGCGATGCAGACGAAAGACGAGGCGAAAATCACGGAAGCATGGCAGGCGTTTCATGATTCCATCGCGGAACAGGTACGTCAGGACTTTGACGCAGTAAGAGATTCCAACGATGCAGCTGTTCTTGTTCAGCGCGGTTTCCGTCAGCTTACGAGCAAGGAAAAAGCATGGTATCAGAAGTTCATCGATGCAGCGCGTTCCTCTAATCCGAAGCAGGCGTTTACTACCTTGCTTGGCTCCGATGTTGAAGATGATCTGATGCCTGAAACGATCATCGAAGATGTATACAAGAACCTTGAAGAACAGCATCCGCTTCTGAAAGCAATCGGTGTGCAGTACGTCGGCTTTTCTACCAAATGGGTAATGAACGATCATACGCGCCAGCTTGCGGAATGGGGCGAAATCAACTCTGAAATCTCAAAGGAAATCACTTCCGCATTCAAGGTACTGGATGTAACGCAGAACAAGCTTTCCGCATTCGCTGCAATTCAGCTGGATATGCTTGATCTTGGTCCTGTTTTCCTTGATGCCTACATTCGCAGAAGTCTCTTGGAAGCTCTTGCCTGCGGTCTTGAACATGGTATCGTCAACGGAACGGGACTTAACCAGCCGATTGGTCTCGTTCGTGACATTCACGATGGCGTTTCCTTCTCTACGACTACCGGCTATCCTGCAAAAACGAAAATCGCCATTACGGACTTCACTCCGAAGACTTATGGCGGTCTGATCGCGCAAATGGCGCAGAATGAAGCCGGTAAGATGCGTACTATCGGTAAAATCGCGCTCTTGGTCAATCCTGTGGATTATTACAACAAGATCGTACCGGCTACTACGGTAATGGGTACGGATGGCTTGTATCGTGCAGACGTTCTTCCGGTTCCGACTACGATCATTCAGACTACTGCATTGGCTTCCGGCGATGCGGTTCTGTTCCTTCCGGATGAATACAAGCTTCTTGCCGGTGGACGCCGAAGCGGTTCTATCGAATATTCCGATGAATACAAATTCCTTGAAGATATGCGCTACTTTAAAATCAAACAGCATGCTACCGGTAAAGCGTTTGATAATAACTGCGCTCTTTATCTGGACATTTCCAAACTTGACGAGCTGTATGTGACCGTCAAGCAGGCAGAAGTTACCGCGTAAGGAGCTGAGTAAATGACACTCATCGATCAGGTAAAGCGCAAACTGGACATAACATGGTTCGATGAGAATACAGACGGGCGCGTAGCAGACATCATAGATTCGGCTGCACCGGTTTTGAGACATAAGCTGGGCATAACCGATCAGGAGTTTGACTTTTCCAAGCCGGGGCGGGAAAATATGCTTTTTCTCGCCCTTTGTCTGTATGAATGGAATCATTCAGCCAATGAATTCGATACGAACTATGCAAACGAAATAGCGCAATGCCGGGCTATGCATGAAGTCGCATATTACAAGGCGCAGGAGGGCGATAACGATGCAGAATCGTCCTAAATTCGCCCGATACAATGATGGCGTTGTGTCCATCTACAGGGAAACGGACAGAAGAAGCAATTTCGGTGCAAAACTGAACGCTTCATCGCTTGATGATCTTCAATTTATCGCAAAACTGACCTATGCAGAGCAATCCAAGCGCCAGCAGGATTTGGAATACGCGGAGCAGCAGGGCTTTACTCTGACACTGAAAATCAAAACACGCTTCATAAAGGGCGTGGATAACAAATGCAAGGCCGTCATTGACGGCTTTTTGTATGATGTGAGCTACGTAGATTCCACGCGCACAGAATTGTTCCTCTATT